TCAAGTTTATTACGCTATGAGCATTGGTGCAACTAGAATGGAAGAAGAAAAAGTTGTTCAAATAGCTTGCGACGAATAATAACTAACTAAAAAGGAAAAATATAATGGCTACATTATTTTCTAACCAGAAAACAAAATGGTCGCAAAACGTACCTTCTGAAAAGATTGATACGAATGAACAAGCGGGAAAAATGAGAATTGCATTTGCTGATATTACATTAGCATCTGCAGCTATCGCTGACGTTGTTCAAATGGTTAATTTACCCAATGGTGCAAGAATCATTGATGGTTATTTAACTAATGCGGCTTTAGGTGCATCTACAACTTTATCAGTTGGATATGCTGCACATAAAAATGCTGCAGGTACTACAGTTGCTTTATCAACTGCTGGTTACTTAGCTGCAACATCTACATCATCTGCTGCTAGAACAGACATCTTTGCTACACAAGCATTAGGTGCAAATTCAGTAGTTGATGCTAACGAAGATGGCTTACCTATATCTATAACTTTAGCAGGTGGTGCTGCTTCAGGAGTAGTTCAGGTTGCTATCCGATACGTAGTAGATTAATACTATTTTAAACAGTGGGGAGTAAAATCCCCACTGTTTATTATGAAGAAGACTGACAACGTAAAAACAATTTTACATTTACAAAATAAAGATTATATCTATCGCTATGTTCTAGTTGATAGATTTAAATATACATCAACTACACATTATGGTTTTGATAAAAATCTAGAATTAACAGAAGCAGAAATCTTTGCCAAAGTTAAACCTAGACAATTAAGACGCAAATATATTATAAAGAAAGATTAGTATGGCTTCAGTTGTTCAAATATGTAATGGTGCTTTAAATCAATTAGGTGCATCAACAATACTAACTCTAGCAGAAGACTCTAAGAACGCTAGGCTTTGCAATGCTAGATATGAAAACGTAAGAGATTCAGTATTTAGACATCACCCTTGGAACTGTTTATTAACAAGAATACAAATAGCTGCAGACACTGCTACACCTGCTTGGGGTTTTACATCACAGTTTACACTACCTGCAGATTGTTTAAGATTAATTAGACTTTTTGATTATGAATCAGATCACGTTGTAGAGGGTAGAAAAATATTAAGTAATAGTTCTACAATGAAAATATTATATATATCTAGAGTTACAGATCCTAATGAGTATGATGAATCTCTTAGAGAAGTATTAAGTTCAGCATTAGCTGCTGACATTGCTTATGCAGTTACATCTTCTAATCCTGTTGCTCAACAAATGTATCAGCTTTACCAAGAAAAATTAAAAGACGCTAGATTCATAGATTCAACAGAAGGATATAACACAGACCAAGAATTAGGTATGGCATCTGTAGTAGATTCAAATACGTTTATTAACTCTAGGTTTTAAAAACCATGGCTAGAGTTGCTGTTCAATTAACAAACTTTACAGGCGGAGAATTATCACCACGTTTAGATGGTAGAAATGATTTAGCTAAATACGCATCTGGTTGCAAAACTTTACAGAACATGATTGTTTATCCTCATGGTTCTGCAGCTAGAAGACCAGGTACAAACTTTGTAGCAGAAGTTAAAACATCATCAGCATTTACAAGATTAATTCCTTTTGAATTTTCAACAACACAAACTTACATATTAGAATTTGGTAATAATTATATTCGTTATTACAAAGATGATGGTGCAGTATTAGAAGCAAACAAAACTATAACAGGAATTACACAAGCTAACCCTGGTGTTGTTACATCAGCAGCTCATGGTTTCTCTAATGGAGATACTGTTGTTATATCTGGTGTTGTAGGAATGACACAAGTTAATGGCAAAAGATTTGTAGTTGCTAGTGTTGCAACTAATACATTTGCTTTACAAGATATAGATGCGGTTAATGTTAATACAACTTCTTTTACAGCATACTCATCAGGTGGTATTGCAAATAGAGTTTATACATTAGCAACAACTTATTTAACTGCAGATCTACCACAATTAAAATTTGCACAATCAGCAGACGTTATGTACATTTGTCATCCTGATTATTCTGTTAAAAAATTATCTAGAACTGGTCATACCTCTTGGACTATTACAGAAGTAGATTTTACTGATGGACCATACTTAGATGACAACACAACAACTACAACATTTACTATGTCAGCATTTACAGTTGGAGCTGGTAGAACTTTAACTGCATCTGCAATAACAGGAATTAATGATAACACAGGTTTTCAAACTATTGATATTGGTAGATTACTAAGATTTAAAACTGGTTACGCAGAAATAACAGCTCGCACCAGTACAACAGTTGTAACTGTAGAAGTTTTACAAGATATGACTTCTGTTACAGCATCTACTGACTGGGCTATGGGAGCTTGGTCAGAATATACAGGTTATCCTTCTTGCGTATCTTTCTATGAACAAAGATTAGTATTTGCAGGAACAGAAGTTCAACCACAAACATTATTCTTTTCTAAATCAGGTGATTACGAAAGCATGGATGAGAATAGAGGTGGTACAATAGTAGATGATGATGCAATCATTTATACAATCGCATCTAATCAAGTTAATGCAATTAGATTCTTATCTGCAACACGAACATTAATTGTTGGTACAGTAGGTGGTGAGTTCTCAGTATCAGGGGGTGGTACAGATGATCCTGTAACTCCAACAAACATATTAATTAAAAAACAATCTAACAATGGTTGTGCAAATATAGATGCTATACCAGTTGGTAACGTAACTCTATTCTTACAACGTGCTAAAAGAAAAATTAGAGAACTAGCTTATAACTTTGACGTTGATGGTTATGTAGCACCTGACATGACTATTCTTGCAGAACATATTACAGAAACTGGTATTAATGAAATGTCATACCAACAAGAACCTAATCAACTTATTTGGTGTGTAAGACAAGATGGTAGATTAGTTTGTTTAACTTATCAAAGAGAACAACAAGTTGTTGCTTGGCACAAACATATATTTGGTGGTGCATTTGGTACAGGTATTGCTGTATGCGAATCTATTGCTACTATTCCAACAAATGACAAAGAGTATCAAACATGGGTTGTTGTTAAACGTACAATCAATGGTGTAACAAGACGATATGTAGAATACCTAAATGAATTTGATTTTGATGAAACAGATAACACAGAATTTAATTTCTTAGATTCACAATTACAATATGCTGGTGCAACTACAACTCTTAACACTACAGTTAATACTTCTGTAACTTCTGTTATATTAACATCTGCTACTTCTTTCACAACTACTGGTACAGTTAAAATAGATAACGAATTAATTACTTACACAGGCATATCTACAAATACATTAACAGGTTGTACAAGAGGAACTAATAGCACTACAGCAGCATCACACACAGCTGGTGCAACTGTATCTCAAGTTGTTAATTCAGTAACAGGATTAGAACATCTTGAGGCACAAGCTGTATCTGTACTTGCAAATGGTGCAACACATCCTGAAAGAACTGTAGCATCAGGTGCTATATCTTTAGCAAGATTTGTTAATAAAGTTAAAGTTGGTTTAGCTTACACATCAATATTACAAACTATGAGAATAGATGCTGGATCACAGAATGGTACATCACAAGCTAAAACAAAAAGAATATATAATATTACAGTAAGACTTTATGAGTCTATTGGTGTAGAGGTTGGACCAAACTTAGATAATATGGAATCAATTCCATTTAGATCCTCTGCTAATCCTATGGATCAATCTATTCCAGTATTTACAGGGGATAAGGAAGTTGAGTTTAGAGGTAACTACGAAACAGATGGTCATATCTTTGTTCGTCAAACGCAACCTTTACCTTTGACAGTTTTATCGTTATACCCAGAATTGATTACAAATGATGGTTAATAAATTAATTATAATTCCTTATAAACAAGATCATGGCAAATTGATAATGCAATCACAAATGAACCACATGCTTACACAAAAAGACGCATCATTTATTATTAGTGATAACAATAAAGAATGTATGGATCTAGAACAAGAGCATTTAGCATTTACAGGATTAATTAATGATAAGGTTATTGCAGCAGCTGGTATGAAAAGAATATGGGGTAATGTTGCTGAAGGTTGGTTTATTGGTAAACAAGAAGTTTGGAACTATCCAATAACGATTGCAAAAGCTGTAAAGCAAAATATAGATTATCTTGCAACATCTAATAATATTAAAAGATTACAAACTGCAGTACGAACTGACTTTGGCATTGGTATAAGATTTGCTAAGTGGTTGGGATTTACTAACGAAGGATTAATGAAAAGCTACGGATTTGATGGTACTGATCATTATAGAATGGCAAGGATTTACTAATGGTAGCACAAGTAGCAACAGTAACGCTAGGTTACATGCAGTACAAGCAGCAGGGTGCTGCAGGTAAGTATAACCAATCTATTCAAGAACGTAACGCAAAAATTGCAGAACAAGAAGCGGCACAAATTGATAAACAATTAGAATTTGATATAGCTAGATTTGATCAAAAAGTTGATCAACTACAGGGACAAACTACAGTAAGTATTGCTAAGTCTGGTGCAGATATATCTGGAACTGGATTAAGAGTATTAAGAGCTAACGCAGAAGAAGCTGAAAAAGAAAAAAACATAATTGAATATAATGCTAAGATTGGTCAAGCAAGAAAGTTTGAAGAAGCAAACTTTTCAAGAATACAGGGACAGGTTGCTAGAAATGCAGCACGTTCAGCACAAATAGGAACTATAGTACAAACAGGAACAAGTTTACTTAAAATGGGTGGATATTCACCAGGCAAAACTGGTGGAGAACGTCAATATACTGACTATTAATAATAATATATGCCAAGAAATTATAAAGAAGAATATGAAAATTATCATTCTAAATCAGATCAAAAGAAAGATAGAGCTGGTAGAAATGGTGCTAGACGAATGTTAAAGAAGAAATATGGAAGTAGTTTACTTGGTAAAGATGTAGATCATAAAGATAGAAATCCAAGAAACAATAATATAAGTAATTTAAGAGTACAGTCTAAATCAGCAAACAGATCAAGGAATCAATAATGCCAAAGATACCTACATTTGAATCACAAGCAAGACCAACAGCAGAAGTTGGTGCAGTTAAAGCATCATTTCAAGTTCCTTTAACAAATGATTTATTCTCTAAAGCTCAAACAGCTTTAACAGATTATTATGTAAAAGAAAAAGAAGAAGAAGCTAAATTAAAATCTATTGATTATCAAAACAAAGCATTGCCAAAATTATATGAAGTATATGATAAATATAAAAACAATCCTTTTCCTAGTGAAGCTGCAGATGGATTTAATAAAGAGGCAACAGAAGTTATAAATAATTTTATTAATGAAAATCTTTCTAATGAAAACAAATTTGTTCAAAGAGCTGTATCTACAAAATTAGGTGCAAACTTAACACAATTAAATTTAGCTACTATAAAATCATCAAGAGATGCAATGGAAAAAAATTCTGAAAGAGTTGATAAGGATTGGGATTCTGGTTTAGTTTCAAAAATGGGTACAATACCAGATTATATAGAATCTGGACAGGCATACAATGAATCTGCAGAATATGTAAACAATAAATATATGGGTGATCCATATACTAAAAAAATTAAATTAGATGAAAAATTTAAAACGATAGACACATTTGCAATGATTAAAGATTCAAAATCTTCAGAACAATTTTTACAAAAATTAAAAGAAAATCCAGATTTATATAAAAACGCAGATTTAAATTTAAAAAGTCAGTTAATATTTCAGGCACAAGAAAATGCAAATAAAGGTATATCAAATACTAATGTAGATAATATACTTGATAATAAGTTAGGTATTTATGCTGAGGGTGGTCAAGTTCCAAATATGGATGGACAAACTATAAAGAAAAAAGATTTAGAAGAAGGAATGAATAGAAAAGCATTAAGTAAAAATTATACTCCTTATCAAGTTGTAGAATTATCTATTAGTAATGCCACACCAGTTCCTTTATATAAAAGCGTTTTAAATGGTGGATATTCAAATATATCAGATACTGGAAAAAAAGAAATAACAAGACAGGGTTTAGAATATTATAGAATATTTAAAAATCAAAATGGTTTTAATGTATTAAAATCAGATTATCAAATAGATAACCAAACATTAGAATCTTATTCTAGAATGGATTTTTCTATGAATGTTTTAAAAGAAACATTTGATTCTGCTTTTTCAAGAGAATTACAAATTAAAAGTAAACCAGAGTCATTTAAATTTCTTAATGTATCAGATAAAAATGTTGATTCTCAATTTTCAAAGATTGACATGCCAGGATTATTTCTAGGAGATATTCAAAATGTTCAATCTACAAAATATATATTAAGAAATATTGCTAATATTTATTATAAAGCAGGAGGAAGTGAATCAGATTCTTTAATTGCAGCTAAAGAATTTATTGAAGAAAATTATAGAATGGATTTATTTAATCAAATTGTTCCTAAAGATAACTCATTACCAGAATATCATGATGCTGCTATTAAAGCATATATTAAAAAATTATATGATGAAAAAAGAATTAATGTAGAAAAACACAAGTTAGATGAAATTATACCTGATTATTATAATATTGGAGAATTTTCTAATCTTCAAGGTTTTACATTAAGAAATAAAAAAACTAATGAGGCAATTAGTATAGGTGCTACTAATGCGTTAGGTGATTTTGATGAAGAAATTTATGACAGTTCAAGATTAACTTTAAAAGATATTCGTACTAAAGTTTATCCATTAACAGAAGATGCAAGATATAAAGATTGGGTTATTAAATATGACGGATTAAGAACTGCTAAAAAAAGAATATCAGATTTAAGTAAACCTGTTGTAGAATCTGGATTTGGAAAACCAAAAGATTTTGATTTTCCAGAAAAATAATATGGCAGAAAATGAAAATGATCCTCTTAGTGTAAATCCTCTTGAAGAGAAATCAAATCAAAATGTAAATCCTCTTGAAGAAAAATCAGATCAAATTGAATTTACTGTAGATAAAATGGGTTTAAATACCCCAGCAGGTGTTATTCCTACAGATGTAGATTTTTTTTTAAGAAAAAAAACAGGAAATTTAGAATCTAAATATAATTTTTCTGAAGCATTTTCTAAATCACTTGATATAGATAATTTATATTTTTCTTCACAAGATAAACTTATGAAGGAAAATGGTCCACCCATAGACGTTGATTTTGTTCCTACTCAAGAAATGTTTAATATTATAGAACAATACCCATCATATATAAGAAAACCATTTTATGAAGCAAGAAGCGAAGAACATTTTTATAGTATTCAAAAACAAGTTAAAGAAAGAATGGAAATTGAAGAAGAAATTACAAAACTTGGATGGAAAGGTTTTGGTGCTAGAGCTCTTGCTGCTGTTGCAGATCCATACGCAATAGGATTATCTATAGCAACTATTCCTTTTGGAGGATTTGGAGCATATTCTACTATTCCAACTAAAGTAATGAGATTAAAAAGAGCTGCTAAATTTGGTGCTATCGTAGGTGCGGAAAATACAGCAATAGAATCTGCATTAGTTCTTATTGATCCAATGAAAAATGTAGAAGACATTAAATACGCAATGCTTGCTGGATTTACTTTAGGAGCTCCTGCTGGTTGGATTGGTAGAGTAAATGCTCCTATAAATAGAGTTCCTCCTGAAATTGTAACTGCTTATAAAAAATTAGATGTAGCAGCAGAAAAAGCAAAGCAAAACTTACAATTTGAAGAAGTTCAACAGTTTGCTGCTGAAAATAATTTTTCACTTAGTCCAGATTATATAAAAAATAATAGAATGAAATTAACAGAAGAAGTTAATTCTATGAATCCTAAAATAGTAGATGATCCAAGAAATGCACCTGGAGTAGGAACTTATTGGGAAGAAAATTTTAAAGCAGGAAAAGTTGGTTTTGACTTAGGTGGTTTTAAAACTGTACTTCCTGGTCATTGGAGATTTGATATTTCTAGTCAGCTTAATAGATCTCCAGATCCATTAACAAAAAGATTTAGAGAAACATTTATTCCTGATCCTGTAGTAGGTAATCCTAGAGGAGATACAGCGGTAGAATGGAAACAAAGAACACAATATAAAACTTTATATCCCTACATGAATCAAAGAGAAGTTGCTTTGCAATCTTTTAAAAAACTTAATAAAAATATTTCTTTTGGAAATACTATTAAAACTGAAGAAAAATTTGAATCTTTAATGTCTGATTTAAAAGAATTTCCAGAAAAATTTGTTAATTCAAAAGAAATATCAAATGAAATGAGAGAACTTGCTACTCTTTCTGGAAAAGTATTTGATGATACTTTAGATATTGTTTCTCAAACTGGAAGAGAAGGTTGGAAAGAAGTAGCTCGTTTTAGACAAAAAAATTATATTCCTCATGTTCATTCACAAGCAAAATTAAACAAAGCATTAGTTGATTATGGACAAGAACAAATAGAAGAGGTTTACAAAAATGCTTTAAGATCTATGAAAGGAGATTTAGGAGAAAAAACTTTTAATCTTTTAGTAAAAAGAATGGTTGATAAAATATCATCCCCTAATTTTTTAGGTAAAGAATCTGATTTAGCAAGAGTATTTCAAGGAACTAATGAATTTGCCATAAGAGAATTTCTAGAAGATATAGATTTAAACAAAGAACAGATAGAGGCAATCCTTAGTAAAATTAAAAAAGGTTCTGGAAATACTTTAGATAAAAATGCAAATAGAAGATTACCTTTTGATTTAAATGCAAGAATAGATGTTAAAAATTTAAAAACAAATAAAATAGAATCAATATCTGTAAAAGATTTAACAGAAAGAAATTTAACTTCATTATTAAGAATGTACAATAATCAAGTTTTGGGACAAGCTGCTATGGCACGTTTTGGAAATTTTAAAAATCACAAAGAATATAAAAATTTTATTTTACAATTAGAAACAAGAGCAAAAGATTTTCCTAAATACAATAATTTTTATAGAGATAAAGAAAATATAGAAGTTATTGTAGCATCTTTAACTGGTAGGCAATCTCCTTTGGAAAGAGGAGGAGATCCTAATGGTTTTATGAGAAGAGCTGTTAGATTAATGCAAGATTATAATTTTCTTAGATTATTTGGTCAAGTTGGATTTGCTCAGGGTGCAGAATTATATAGTGGTATTAGTGAAGTTGGATTAAAAACTTTTTTAAAAGCAAACCCAGTAAAAAAAGAAATTTTTGATAAATTACGTTCTGGAAAATATACTTATGATGATCCAATTTTAGAAGAATTAAGAATAGAAGGAACTCCTATAGCTCTTGATAAATATATGCACACTCCTACAGGAAGAATTGATAATGATGTAGAATTACCTACAGGAACAACTGGAGGATCTTTAGATAATATTGAGCTATTAGTTAATAAAGGAAAAAGACTTTTATCAGATATAAATTTTTTAAACCCTATGACTGCCTATACTCAGATTATTGTTGGAAGAGGAATGTCTTTTAAAATATCTGATATTGCAAATGATTATTATAAAAAATTTAACACTACAAAAATATATGATAAACTTTCTAAAGGTGATCAAGTAAGATTTAAAACTTTAGGTTGGAATGAAGAAGAATTTAATAATATTGCAGAACAAATTAAAAAACATTCTATTTATGAAAATGGAAAATACGCAAGTATTAATTTAGAAAATTGGGATGCAAAAGCCAGAGCTGATTATATTGTTGGAATACAAAGATTAATTGATAGAGTTGTAGTAAGAAATGATGTTTCTGTTTTAAACAGATTTTTTACAACAGATTATGCGAGAGCAATTATTCAATTTAGAACTTTTACTTTAGGATCATACACAAAACAATTAATGAATAAATTATATGTACTAGCAGAAACAAGAAGTAAAGATTACCATACTTATGCAAATTTTATGGCATCTATGCTAGGAGCATCACAATTTTTTGCTGTTCAAACTTACATAAATTCTTTTGGAAGAGATGACAGAAAAGAATTTTTAGAAAAAAACTTATCATTAGAAAATTTAGCAAAAGTTGGTTTTATTAGATCTTCTTGGTCATCTTTAATACCAGGTGCAATAGATACAGCTTTATATCCATTTACAGATGCACCTCCTTTTACTTATGGAAGAAGTACAGAATTGGCATCAAATTTTGTTAATGGTATTCCTTCAGTAAATTTATTTAATACTGTTTTTGATACAACAAGAAATGCTACAAAATTAGTATTTGATAGCGATTATCAACCATCAAAAAGAGATATATCTAAATTTACATCATTAATTGCTTTACAAAACGCTTTAATAATAAAAAATATTAATAATATCATTGTTGATGATTTAGGAGAATAGTGTATAGAGATTAAAATATGACAATATCCTCAACTACAGTTAAGAATAGTTATAGTGGTGATAGTACAACAACTACGTTTACATATACATTCAAGATATTCGCAGACTCAGATATTCAAGTAATCATTCGTTCATCTACAGGAACTGAAACAACTAAAACTATTACAACTCACTATACTGTAACAGGTGCTGGTAACTCTGGTGGTGGATCAGTTATATTTACATCAGGCAACATTCCAGCAACTGGTCAAACAGTTTTATTAAGACGTAACATTCCACAAACACAAGCAATAGATTATATTGCTAACGATCCATTCCCTGCTGAATCTCATGAAGAAGGTTTAGACAGATCTACAATGGCAATACAGCAGTTACAAGAAGAAGTAACAAGAGCTATTAAATTATCTAAAACAAACTCAATGACATCTACAGAATTTACTGTAGCTGCTGCAGATCGTGCTAATAAAGTTTTAGCTTTTGATAGCACAGGTGAAATATCAGTTACACAAGAGTTAGGAATTTATAAAGGTAACTGGGCTACTGCCACATCTTATGTTCCTAGAGATTTAGTTAAAGATACATCTACTAATAATATATTTATTGTTGATACAGCACACACATCTTCTGGATCGCAACCATTAACTACAAATGCCAATTCTGCTTTTTATGAATTAATTGTTGATGCTGCAACCGCATCTACTTCTGCTACTGCCGCAGCTGCTAGTGCTGCCGCTGCCGCTGCTTCAGCATCTGCCGCAAGTTCATCAGCTTCAGGTGCAAGTACCTCTGCTACTAATGCAGGTATATCTGCTGCAGCCTCTGCTGCAAGTGCTTCTACATCTTCTGCTCAAGCCGCTTTAGCAACTACTTCTGCAGCCAATGCTGCAACATCAGAAACAAATGCTGCAACATCTGCAAGTGCAGCTTCTACATCTGCATCTAATGCCTCATCAAGTGCAAGTGCTGCTTCAAGTTCTGCATCTACTGCAACGACACAAGCTGGTATTGCAACAACTCAAGCTGGTAATGCTAGCACGTCTGCATCTGCAGCCGCAGCCTCTGCAAGTACAGCTACAACACAAGCAACAAATGCTTCTAATTCTGCAACGACTGCAACTACTCAGGCAAGTAATGCTTCAACTGCTGCCACAGCCGCAGCAGCTTCTGCTGCCTCTGCTGCTACACTACTTGATAATTTTGATGATGTTTATTTAGGATCTAAAACATCTGATCCAACATTAGATAATGATAACGATCCTTTAACTGCTGGAGATTTATATTATAATTCAGTAGGTAATGTTTTAAAATATTATACAGGTGGTACTTGGGTAGCAATTACTTCAGGTGGTATTACAGATTTAGTACAAGACACAACTCCACAACTTGGTGGTTCTTTAGATGTTAATGGAAATTCAATCGTATCAACTTCTAATGCAAATATTAACATTACTCCTAATGGAACTGGTTCAGTTGTATTAGATAGCATATCTTATCCACAAGCAGATGGTTCTGCTAATCAAGTTTTAAAAACTAATGGATCTGGAGTATTGTCATTTACTACTTTACAGGGTGGTAATATTACAACTGAAGGTGATTATTTTTCTAATTATAATGCTATTACAGCTAACGTAACAAGCACTATTGGTGCTACAGTTAATGCTGTTTTATTTGCTCCAATTACTGTAAATTCAGGTGTAACCTGGACTATAAGTGGTACATTATCAATTATTTAATGATTTACAATAATACAAATTTAATATAAAAAAAACAAATGTCAAAAATTAAAGTTAATTCTATTGAAGCTGCTACAGGCACTACAATAACAATACCTTCTGGACAGACACTAGATATTTCTGCAACAACATTAACATTACCTTCTAATCTTGTAACAACAACAGGATCACAAACATTAACAAATAAAACAATCGGTGTTACTCAATTATCAGGAACAATACCTACAACAATAGGTGGAACTGGATTAACTACAATAGGAACTTCATTACAAGTATTAAGAGTTAATAGTGGTGCTACAGCATTAGAGTTTGGAACTGTTAGTGCTGGAATTTCTAATGTTTATCAAGTAGCTTTTACAGGAACAACAAGTTTTAGTGGTTCAGGTAGAACTACAGGTGATGTAGTTTCAGGTTTAAGTGCAACATATGCAAGAAATAGTCAAACAAGTAAAACACTTTTAAATTATAGTGTGAATGTTGGTTCAACAGATGATACTTGGATTGCTTTAAAAATTCAATTTTCAACAGATGGAACAACTTTTAATGATGTACCAGATGCAGCTGATAGCTTTACTTCAAATACATCTGTTGTAAGATGTCATTTTGGACACGCATTAAGAGGTGGTGGTAGTAATGGTTCAATATATGAATCTGTAACTATTCCTTTTCAATATTTACATAATACTTCAGCAATAGCATTTTCAACAATTTATTACAGATTATTTTGTTTTAAGGGTCATTCTACAACAGGCGGCTCGACTATATATTTTAATCGTTCACAAGATATGGGGACATCACCTGACAGTAATAGAAACGCTTATACATCAACTTTAATAATAAAAGAGGTAGCATAAATGACACTAGAAAAAGCAATTTTTAAAATAAATTCAAATGCAAGTTTTATCATTAATAATAATGATATAAATAATATTGAATGGACTAATGGAACTCAACCAATTGCTGAAAGTGAAATATTAGCTAAACAACAAGAATTAATTGCAGAATATAATTCAAAGCAATATCAAAGAGATAGAGCTAAAGCATATCCTTCAATTCAAGAGCAATTAGATTTGCAATATTGGGATAAGGTTAATAATTGATAATGTACCACTTATAGTCCAGGTTACACCTGAATTTACAGTAATTGGAGCAAATAAAACAGCATTAACTGTAGCACCAATAGTGCTTGTTACGTTAGCTGTAATAGCATT